TCAATCAGTATTTTTCTACGTGATGTGAGTATTTCATTGAGGGCATACACCCAATTCTTTTGTTGTTCAGATAAATCTTCTTCTTTATATTCGATATCGTCAATAACAATCATTGTGCATCCTTTATCTTTTGTAATACTGTATCAAAGTCTTCTTGTACTGTCCACATATTCTCTGGACACCACAGTGAAGTAACTTTACCCTCATCTGCTTTCAACACATCCTGAAAGATTGTAATAATCTTTTCTATATCGATTGCAATCTTCTTTCCTTCAAATGGTGTTGAAGCATTTTTAAATTCTACAAATTTTGCCATTATAATTTCATTCCTTTAAAGTATGGTGGTAAACCTAAGTGTGGTCGACCATCGTATATATTATCATCTGAACCAGCAGTTGCTCGATTGTTATAGTGTAAGAATACTTGACCACAATCTTCGCCTTCAAATGCATCTCTCCAGTGTTCTAAAATGTTACCTTTGTAAACTAACATATCACCGGGTTGAAGATTAACTTTCGTTCCTTTTGTAAAATCAGAAACATAACCTTGACCTTCAACAATGCCACCCTTCTTAGGATCTTTTTCAATAAAGATCGGCCAATCATCACCACCTAAATTGAGTGTTGTTGATATCTCACAAGAGAATCGATCTTTGTGTCGATGCAGTATATCCCCTTTTTTATAGATACGTGCATAAGCATAAGTTGGATTTAATTTCAACTTTGTTTGTTTTTCCATAATTGGTTGAACTGCAAGTAATAATGTTTCCATTGCAATGTCACCATAATGTGAATATGTTTCTGGTACTTGTTCATCATTCCATACACCCCATTCTGAAGTATAAGGAGATATATAACGTGTGTCAAAGAAAGTTCTTGCCACTTGTCGTTTCATTAAAAAGTAATTATATACAAACTCTGCCACTTTTGGATCAATCGCTTGTTTAATTACAATATAGTTGTTCTTTGCAAAGCTCATAGATTTTTAACTCCTTCAATTATCATATTACGAACTGCTTGTACGTTAAAGTGAATAAAACGAAACGGTTCTAAACCAGGATCCATACTATACTCATGTACGAGATAAGCAGGTGCTAAAACTAGCGTTCCTGGTTTAGGTTTATAATGAACCGCTTCTGTTGCCAGTGTGACATCTGATTTATTCTTTTGAGGAAGTTTTGTCATCATCGCACCTGGTCTTGGGTCGTGGAAAACAGGAAATGAAGTATATTCAGAACACTTCAAATAATAAAAACCTGATATATGATTATCCCAATGTATATGAGAATTGTGATGTCCACCACCGTTCTTTGAAAATTCTTGTACCCAACATTCTGTAAAGAACATTGTGTAATCGTCTAACTTGAAACCTTGTGAATCCATACAGTTCCAAGATGTTTGTCCAACGTAATCCCAAAATTCTTTGAGATCAGGATCAGATTGTATTGGACCTGAATGATAAGACCAACCATGATCTTTTGCTTTCTTCCAATAATCTCTACCTAACCATTTTTTACGTTCATCCATCTTTGGCTTATCTCTGTCATAAGCTTCTTTGATGTATTTGTCTGTAACTTTATTCACATGATCGACCCATTCTGGTATTTCAATTGTCCAGACGGGTGTACTAAAATATAAATCTGTATTTAATTGATTTTTTTGTGTTGATTTCACTAATGCCATAATATACTCCTTATCTAAATGGATATCCTAGATTCCATATGACTAATGAGTATCTAGTTCCTTTGGTCACGGGTGCGACACGATGCCACACAAAACTTGGAAAGACAATAATCGAACCACGTGGTCGTATTTCATCACATGACTTAATCTTTGCTTTTTTATTTCTTTCCCAATCAACTTGATTTCTAAAATCAAATTCTAAGTTACCACCTTCATACTCATCAGGATCAGATAAAGAAATAGTAACTGATATCTTTCTGATCTTACCATGGTCCATTGGATAGGTACCATCTTCGTTTTGTTTACGAACATAGGGTTTATCCCATGAATCACAATGCCAACCATAATATTGACCGACACCATACTTTGTAAATTGACAAGATTCCGACCAGTCCCAATCAAAGTTCCAACCTGCTTGTCTATTTGCTTCGTGTATGTATGGGTGAATTTCTTTGTAAATCCATGTATCATTCATCCAAACAATATCTGATTTACGTTTCTTTTGAATGTCATTGACGACTTTCTTTTTGAGTTTGCCGTCTTTTGTATGAGCATCTTTATGTTCATTAATGCCACCAGTCACTGCCATTTCTGGTTGATGTGCCTTGCCGTAAGCAAGTATTTCATCAACAAGTTTGGGTGAAAGAGCACTTTGAAAATAATAATAATAATTTGATAAATTCATTTTATAACTTCCTCATTCACTTTATATAGTTTATAGTATTATTTAGTCAAGTTTTAATTCTGGTATTTATACATTTTTAGTTATATTCTCTTTCCAAATCAGTGCCTTTTTGAAATAACCCAACAGGATTAATATTAAACGCTAGAGAATATCTAACCTTATTTGATGTATTTTTGTTAATTTTATGAAAAACCTCACTTGGAAATAACAATAATATATTTTCATTTGGTTGAACTTTAAATTGTTCACAAGAATATATATTATTTTGATTATCATAATCTAATCTATGAAAAGAACCTGATAAGTGATTTCTATGAAAACTAATACTAAATCCTTCATCACATTCAGGATAATAAACTCCACTTAACCAACTATTTTGATGAGCGTGAAGATGACTTGATGAATTAATATTAGTTTTAGTAGACCAAGAATTAAATATTTTATATCCTTTGCTATAATCTAATATTTCTAAATATTTTTTAATATTGTCTAAAAATATATTTTTTTCTTTTTTGAGATTTTTATTTTCTAATATTTTATTTGACAAAGATATAAAACTACCGTCAGACATAGAAGTATCTCTATATTTTAATTTTATTAAATGATTTAATATTTTTTTATTATCTACATCTACTTTTATACAAAATAATGGAGAAGAAAATAAAGGAAATAACACTGATTCATTTTTTTTCATAATATATTATATATGTTAATTATTATTATTGAAATTTGTATCTTATAATAACGATTCCTTTACCGCCACCACCAGTAGCACAACAACCCCCAACATTTCCTCCAGATCCACCACCTGTATTAGCAGTACCAGCTGAACCGCCTACATAATTAGAAGCAGCAGTACCACCTCCACCAGCACCACCTGTTCCGCCAGTCTGGTTGGTGGTACCACCTCCACCGCCAGCAAAATATCTTGTTGATCCTACAGGACCTGGAGTCCCAGCACAACTTACAGCAAAAGTCGGTGAAACATATGAACCTACACCCCCATTACCACCTGGTCCAGGATTAGGAGCATTACCACCAGCAGCGCCAGCGCCTCCGCCACCACCTGAAGAATAACTTCCTGATGGAGAACTTCCATTTCCACCTGGATTGCCTTGTGGAGGACTTACTGGAGGAGTATTTCCTGCTCCTCCTGGTGTACTCGGACTAGCGCCAGAAGCAGAAGAACCTCCGCCACCAGAACCTCCAGAATTTCCTATTCCCGGTGTTCCTGCTCCAAAACCAGCAACACTTTTACCACCGCCGGCTGATGTTATTGTTGAAAAAACTGAATTTGAACCATCTGATCCGCCAGCGCTGCCAGAACCACCAGCACCAACTGTAACTGGATATGTTGTTGCTGTAACTGTAATACCTGTAGGACTTGCTAAAGGTGAAGTCGTGGGAGCAGGCATACAAGTAGAATTAGACATTCTAAATCCACCAGCCCCACCACCACCAGCACCAAAACCAGCATCACCACCACCACCAGCAACGACTAGATAATCAACAACAGCAGGACCTCCTGTTGGTACAGTTGGACTATTTCCTACTGTAGAAACAACAAAACATCCATCTCCTGTAAATGTATGAACTTTGTAATCACCTGAAGTAACTATTGTACCTCCTGTTGCTTGTGTAAACAAAGGTGATTGTAAATCAGCCACATTGGATTCAACAGTATATAACCAACCCTTAGTAGCATCAATATAAACTAAAACAACACTAGCACGATTGGTACTAATTGAAGAATCATTGGCAACGCCTTGTATATTTTCTGAATTTCGACCAATCGTTAAATCATTTGTACCAAATGTACCGGCGTAATCTTTAATGGCAACATAATCACCAGCACTTGGTGATGCCGGCAAAGTAATCGTATGA